AATATGGATAAAGATACTTTAATAGCAACATCAAATATACTCACACCAGTAGCCGTAGGGCTTGCTGTAATCAATCCAATTACAATTCTTACCATCTTATCTATCTCAACATCAATTCTCTTAAATGCGATACTAATATACAGAAATCTCAACAAGAAAGAAAAAGAGTAATCTGCTTGACTGATAAAAATATAATTACTATATTTATATCAAAGTAATAAGAATACCCATTTTTAGTTCTTTAAGAAATCCTACTATGAAGTCCGTTCTATGTGGGATTTTCTTTTTAAGAATAATGTGGATAATTATTTGGTGTAGGTAGTTCTTGTTTCCCTGTCTCTAATATATTCTTTCTAAATTACCAAGATACTTACACCAATTAAATCCCTGTATTTACGGGGATTTTTTTTTATTAAATAATTTTATTTTTTATTATTTTTAGTATATTTATATAGTATGGTAGATTTGAGCGCACTTACAAAGGATTACTACTCCAAGAGTGATATAGAAAAAGAAAATATCAAAAAGATAATATACGCAGATTTGATACAGATTACTATTGAGGAAGGATTTAATTATTTCCAATTAAAAGAGGTTGTGGAAAACTTTAATAATAAGGTGATACAAAATGAAGATTATGAAATCGCTGATATTATCAATTCTGTATTTAAGCAGGTAGAAATAAATTATTACGGAATAAGATAATGGCTGGATGTAATTGTAAGGGGGGAAAATCAAAGCCCCTAAATAATGTGAATAATCAAGACACTCTCAAAGTAGTAAAAGAGATTTTTGATAGGGTAATATCAGGTAAAGATATAAATGAGTTTAATGATTTTGATAAATTGGAAACATTTAATGCGTATAGTATGCTCTATCCTAATAGTTCTCAACAACCCGATATTACAGATGCGGTAAATAAAATTACTCACGCATTACAATTTTTAGTAGTGAATAAAACAAAAATTAAAAGATAAAATATATGGAAAAGAAAAAAGTAGGGAGACCCCCATTAGAGCATACTATGAATACAGCGTGGTATGATATAATAATTGATGCTGGTAAATCAGGTAAGCACATTACCCAATTCCTCATAGAAATAGGTATTTCTTGGGAAGGACACTATAAATTATTAAAGAGAAATCCCAAGTATAATGAAGCCGTGGGTGAGTATAATAAATTATGTGAAAATTACTGGTATAATATGGCTCATAATTCTATGGCGGATAATGGTGGTGCGGGATTTAATAGTAGATTATGGGCTCTTATTATGAAAAATAAGTTCAGTAATAATTGGACTGACCAAAGTAGAGTAGATATTACCACGCAGGGTGAAAAGATTGATAATTCCCCTATACAGATTGAGATTATTAAATCACGGATAGATGAGTAAATTAAATATAGAAAGCGGAGTGATGATGGTAAAAGATATTTTACCTAATCCAAGTAATCCAAGAGTGATTAAAAAAGAACAATTAAATAAATTAAAGAAATCCATTACTGATTTTCCAGATATGCTCTCATTACGCCCACTTGTAATTGATGAGAATAATATTGTGGTAGGAGGTAATATGAGATTGAGGGCACTTACAGAATTAAAGATTTTAGAAGCACCCTACATCAAGGTATTTGATTTAGATGATGAAAAGAGAAAAGAGTTTTTAATCAAGGATAATTTATCCTACGGAGATTGGGATTGGGATAGTATCCAAGAGGATTGGAATATTACCGATATACAAGATTGGGGATTAGAAATACCGAGTTGGGTAAATGATGATGATGTAGAACCCGAGTTTGATAAAGATGAAATGGATTACACTATGAATAGATATATTCAGGGAAAGATAAAACAGATTATCTGTTATTTCTCACCCGAGCAGTATGAAAGGGTGATTAAACAATTACAATACATCACCCAAAATGAGAATATGGAAAGCCATACTGATTGTTTGATTTATTTATTGGATTTATACGCAGAGCAGAAAAATCTAAAAGAGTAATGGTAAAAAAAGTAATCGCCATCGGTGGTGAGCCGGCTACTGGTAAATCTACATTAGTAAGGGAATTGATGAAAGATTATACCTTATCCCAATTTAAGTATGGATTGGTGAGGGGTAAGTATGATGAATTACAAAATGTATATTTTATAGGAGTATTTGATGGAGGCACTTTTGAGGGCACAGATAAATTGAGTATGGGAGTTCAGCCTGATTTTGTAAAGTTCTTAAAGTATTGTAATGGGATTGTAATTTTTGAGGGGGATAGATTGTTTAATAATAAATTATTCAGTAATGATTTTCCCTTCATTAAAATTGTTCTTACGGCATCAAATGATACAAAGGATAGAAGGCATAAGGAGAGGGGAGATAATCAATCACAGGTGTTTTTAAATAGTAGAATTACAAAGATAGATAATATCATTAAATCCCACCCTGATACAATCATATTACAAAATGAGGATAGTGATATTACAATAAATAAAATCAAAGAATATATTAGATGAAAAGATTAGATTTACAATTTAGAGAAATAGATATTTCCAAGTATAAAAAGAGAACGGCATTATTGAGTGATGTATCAAGGATTATTACTGATGATGTAATAATTTATGTGGATAATCAACCTGTATTATTATACACCAAAATTACAGATGATACAAAGCATTTAAGATGGGCTGTAAAAAATGTGAAATATTCTACGGGAAAAAGATTTAGGGGCTTATTATCCCAAAGTGCGATATTCGGGTATTCCCCCCGTAATGTGATTAGACATGACTACTGCTCCATTACTTATATGGCAGAGAAGCAGCCCAAGCACCACCATATCATCAGTAATTTTGTGGATAAATTAAATGCGTATTATGAATTGTATTTCCCTGATACATACAATAAGCATAAAAAAATGGTGAGTGAAAAAGTATTAAAAGATTGGACTATTGGTGATACACCTTTTACATCAGGTATAGTGAATAAAAATAATCCATTAAAGTATCATTTGGATACTGGTAATTTTAAGGGTGTATTATCCAATATGATTGTTTTTAAGAAAGGCACATCAGGGGGGCATCTTGTAATACCTCAATTAGATTTAGCGTTGGAGGTGGTAGATAATTCACTTACCATCTTTAACGGGCAGGAAATCCTACACGGAGTATCACCAATAGAGTATGATGAAAAAGATGGATACAGATATTCAGTAGTATATTATTCTTTGGAACAGATGTGGAAATGCGACCCGATAGATGATGAGATTGTAAGGATTAGGCAGATGAAAACAGAAAGAGAAATCAATAGGCTTGACCCCGAGCATCACGAGAAATTAAAAAATTACTTTGGATTATGATTACATTATCACAAGAGCAGGAATTATTCTTATCCATATTAGAAAAGAGTTTGGGTATTGTATCCATCGCATTACAGAAGGCAGAGGTAAGTAGAGATGAATATGTATTTTGGCAGGATAATATAGAGTTTAAGAGGAGATTAGATTTGATAAGCGATACATCAGTAGATTATGTAGAAAATAAATTACTGGCACTAATCAATAAAGGTGATTTATCTGCCATACAATTTTACCTAAAAACAAAAGGTAAAAAGAGGGGATATTAAAATGAAAATATCTACTACATTAGTATTTGAGAAATTATTAGAAAGTGATGAATTGGAGAAAAGAATTGTAGTCGCACAGGGGGGGTCAAGGTCGGGAAAGACCTACAATATCCTTATCTATTGGATATACAAATTACTCCAAGAAAATAATAAGACATTATCAATAGTGAGGAAAACATCACCCGCTATGACTAATTCCGTATTGAGAGACTTAAAAGAGGTATTGGAATTATTCGGGGTGTATAAAGATGAGAACTGGCATAAAGGAGGTAGATATTATACTTTGGGCTCAAATACTATAAATTGGTTCTCTGTTGATGAGCCACAAAAATTGCGTGGTAGTAAAAGAGATTATCTGTATTGTAATGAAAGTAATGAATTAAATATTGAGGATTGGAACCAGTTAATTTTTAGAACCACCGATAAAGTAATCTTGGACTTAAACCCAAGTGAATTATCCTGTTGGGTATATGATTTGGAGCACAGGGAGGATTGTTTTTATTTTACTACTACTTGGAGGGATAATCCATTTGTAGATAAAAATATCATCGCAGAATTGGAAAATCTAAAAGAGAAAGATGAGAACTTATACAGGATTTACAATTTAGGTGAGAGGGGTATAGCCACAACATTAGTATTTAATAAATGGAATACCATAGAAAGATTACCTGATGATTGTAAATTACTTGGATACGGAGCGGATTTTGGATATAATGACCCTGCCACGCTTGTAGGTGTATATCAAAGGGGAGATGAATTATACTACAAGGAATTAGTGTATGGTAGAAATATGACTATCCAAGATTTTATCTACAAGATTGATAATCTCAATATAGATAGAACAGATACTATTTGGTGTGATAGTTCCCAACCCCAAAGTATAGAGGAGATGAGAAGGGCGAGAATAAATGCCAAGCCAGTAAATAAGAAAACAATATTACACGGAATAGATTTAATCCGTAGGCATCATAATTATATTCTACAAGACGCACAGAACATCTCTAATGAGTTCGGGAGTTACAAGTGGAAGGTGGATAAGAACGGAGTTCTTTTAGATGTTCCTGAAGACAAGGATAATCATACCATAGATGCCATTAGATATGTATTGGAAAGCACAATAGGAAATAAACCGAAAAAGTTTGTAATAGTATGATAGAAATAAAATTAGATGATAGAAAGATTAAAGTAGATGAGGAATTGAGTATTAAAAAATACCAAGAGATTACCAAAAATCCTATAAAATATAAAGATGGAGCAGCAGTTTTGGCTCTGTATTTAGATGTATCCGTAGATGAGGTAAAAGAATTACCCTATAAAGATATAAAGTTTATTGAGGCATACCTCACACAGAAATATACAAATGAGGTGGATAAACAAATTGTATTCACTTTTGAGTATAAAGGGGTGGTGTATGGATTAGAAAATGATTGGAAAAAAATGACTTGGGGTCAGTGGATTAGTATGGAGGTATTATCCCAACCTGATAAGATTGCGGATAATATAGCGCATATTATGGCATTACTTTATCGCCCTGTAAAAAAACAAGATGGTAAAAATTATACTTTAATGCCTTACAAGGAAAATGAGGTAGAGAGTAGAAAAATATTATTCCAAGAATTACCCGTAAAGTATTGGTTTGGGGCAGCCACTTTTTTTTTTCTAATTGTAAAAATATACATACAAGATATAAGGAGTTCTTTGGCTATGAGGATAAAGACGGAGAAACTGATGGCACCGATACGCAGGATACTACCCAAATGGGCGCAACCGAAGCCACTTTACGCTTCTACTTTGAGCTCACTTATGAACTCTCAAATAGAGACCTTACTAAAATAGAACAAATAGAAAATACCAATTTATATTTATGTCTAAATACGGCTTCTTTGATGAAGGATAGAATTATCAAAGAGCGTAATGAAATAAAGAAATTAGAAAGTCAAAATAAAACAAGATGAACGAATATATCACCTTTCATAAGATATTAGATTACTTACAGGAGTGGGTAGAAGGCTCACCCATAATGAATACATTTGGATATGGTAATCTTGTAGATTTTGGTAAAAATATATCAGGCACTACTACACCTAATTATCCATTTTTATTCGCAGTTCCACAGGCTATTACTTATGATGAGAATACCACCACTTACCAACTTACACTTATTTTCGCAGATATTCTAAATACAGATTTAGATAATGAAAAAGATTGTGTGAGTGATATGTCATTACAAGCCAGAAGGTTCTTATCATCTATCAAGTGGGGTAGTAAAACTTATCCCTATATGTATGATAATATGGATTGTATTATTCCTGCGGGGGCAATACCTTTCTTTGAGCGTATGAGCGACCACATCGCAGGTGTTGCCTTGGATACTAATATCATTATCTTTGAGGACTTAAATGCGTGTGATTACTACATCACTCCTACTCCAAGTGTAAGTGCTTCACCCACACCTACAATTACCCCTACTAATACTACTACTCCTACTACTACCCCTACTACTACCCATACTACCACTCCTACTAATACTGCTTCACCCACTACCACTCCTACTACTACCCCTACAAAAACACCTACTAATACACCTACACGCACAATACCGGTGACACCATCACCCACACCGGCAGTAAATAGGGCTTACAGAGTTCAGTGTAGCGCTGGTCTTGGAAATTGCCCTGGCAGCCCAAGTGTTGTTGTTGCCTATATTGATGCTGTAACCGGTTTCTCTACAAGTGTGAGTATTACAGGGGCACAATTAAATCTTGGATATAATATATGTGCTAAAAATTATCCATATTCACCATATAAAGCGAGTGGGTCAGCAACAATTACAATAATAGATACTGGCTCTTGTTAAAATAAGATAAGATATGGACGAAGAACAAATGAAATTACTTATTAGTGATTTAATTAAAGATGAATTACAAAATCAACTCCTACAAGTAGGGGCTGCGAAATCCTATAATGGTATTCCAAAGCCTACAAATGGTAGGTTTCCTGGCAGTATTGGAAATAAAATATCATCAGGTAATTTGTATAATTCTATCCAAGTATATTTTGATACAGATTTTTCACAAGGAGGATTAGAATTGAGAGTAGAAATGGCTGATTACGGAAAGTATGTAAATGAAGGTAGAGAACCTGGTGTAGAAATTAAAAAAACAAGAACAAGTAAAAAGGGTAATCAAATTACATATACCTCATATACAAAGTTTCCACCATTATCATCAATAAAGAATTGGGTTCAGCAGAAGCCGGCACTTACAGCACCTAATCTTACTACTGACCAAAGAGCATTTCTCGCAGCCCGTAGTATCGCCCGTGATGGAATATTCCCCACAGAGTTTATTAAAAAAGCCGTAGAAAATGTAGAGGATAAAATAGTATATTATTTAGGTGAATACGCCAAAGAATATTTTACTAATTTACTGGCTACAGGACAATTAAAAGTATTATTTAAAAAATAAAAATGAGTGTAATTTTTACAAATACCCCCGAGCAATTCCAACCAGTATTGAGTGATGGAATATTTTTTACAGCATCTGCTGATACTACCAACACATTTAATTTTAGATATGTCTATGATTTATTTGTAAATGATGAATTGGTATTTCAGGGAAAAGCCACACCTAATCCGTTTGGATTGGGAATAATTGATTTACAGCAGATATTAGAAACATACTGCTTTAATAATGTAATCGCTGATTGGAACGGCACTACAATTTACACTCATACTACTTTTCCATTTTCCAAGCCTTACTATGATGAAACAATTACATATTCCGTAAAGTGTGGATATGAATATTCATCTACGGCATTAGGGGCTATTACAGGATTTACTGGTATTGGTAATGCTATTGGAACACCTGAATACTCATCACAATTATACAAGACTTTCCGCTCCACTATGGGTGTAAATGGTAGAGCCACACAACAGAGTTTTAATATTGACCCTTTTGTATTATCAGGCACTCCTTCTACATCTAATCCTACTACATCGGGATTATTCCTTACCAATTCACCAAGAAATAGGAACATACAACCAAGCGAGTATTACACATTAGGATTTACAAATTACTTTATGGGAGGGGCATTATTGAGTGAGCCTTACTATGTAAAATATACTTTCTATGATAATCAGGGTGTAGAAATTACTGGCACCACTTATGAAAATATTACTACTAATGGTGGAGGACCAAGAACTGCGAGTAATCAGGTATATCAATCAATCTATAATGTATCACCGATAAGTTCCTCTACTTGGAATACTTTATATGTAGGGGCAGGACCACAAAATATTCCTAATTTCCCACCTAATACCGCACAATATACAATCCAATTATTCGGGGTATTTACCGGCACTACATCACCAATACAACCCACTCCTACTCCTACTCCTTCACCTACCTCAACACCAATCACTCCTACTCCCACACCTACTCCTTCGGCAACTCCTGGCTGTTCTACTTGTAATGAATATGCGGTTACGCTTACAGGTGGGTCATCAGCAACAATCTATACTCAAAATTGTAGTAATGGAACTACACAATCATTTAATGCCTTTTCAGGTCAATCTTATGTTGTATGTTCTTGTGTAATACCTTATACAGATAGTTTAGGAATTGATGTGGTATTATTGGGTTCTTGTATTCCACCTGTTCCATCACCCACTCCTACTCCTTCCAATACCCCTCCACCAGAAGCGATATGTGTTTGTTTGGAATATGAATTAAATACAGGAGCATCATTTGGAATTGTAAATTATACAGATTGTAATGGTGTTGCCGCTCAAATATACATAGACCCAAATGATACTCAATATATCTGTGCGTGTGAGGGCTCACCCGTAGGATATGGAGATATAACCATTACCGAAAGCGGACCTTATTGTTAAAAATTAAAAATTATGGGAATTATACCACAACCTAACCCTACTGGATATACCGAAGGTAATTTATCTGGATTTACACCTTGTAGTGAAATATTCACTTTTAATGTAGAGAATATCTGTTCTCGCTCATCTAATCAATTACTACAACTAATGTTCTTAAATAGATACGGGCATTATGACTACTACACCCTTACCGCCAATAAGTATGATGGTATTGATATACAAAGGGAAACATTTAAGCAGTGGAACTTGGATTGGGGTAGTGATAATCCCGTAAAGACACAATACTCACGAGGACTTACCGATAGTGAGGTAGTGATGGCTGAAACAATAGTTGCCAATACAGGCTTCTTAAATCAACCTGATTTTATGTTTTTAGAGGAATTATGGACTTCTAATGAGGTGTATGAGATACAGCCTGACGGAGGCTTGTATGGTGTAAATATTCTCAATACAGAGTTTATTAAAAAGATAGAAGGTGATAGAACTTTATACAATTTAGAACTTACTTATGTGTATAGTAATAACATAAAACTATTGGGTAAATAATGATAAATGGATACTACATTACTATTATTTCTAAATGGTGCTTATCAAAGGGTAGATATATTTGAGGATATTGAGATTACCATTACAATACAGCAGACAGAATTAAACCCACTCAATTCACGCAGAGCACCATACTCCAAAGTAATACAAATACCATCTACAAGTAATAATGATATATTATTGGAGCATTTTTTCGAACCTAATGGAATTGATTACAACCCATTATTTAAGGTGCCAGCCGTGGTTCAGTATAGGGGCACAGATATTTTTACAGGTGTATTGAGATTAAATAGTGTAGTATCCGTAGGTGGAAAAAGATATTATGAGGTGTATATCTTGGGAGACGCAGCAGATTTTGCGAGTGAGTTTAAGGATTTATTATTACAAGACTTAAATTGGAGCGAACTTACCCACTCATTAAATTATTCTGCCGTGACTAATTCTTGGTATGCCAACGGAGATGGCACATCAGGTATTTTTGGTGGTAATATAATTTATCCTTTAATCAATTATGGATTAGAATATCCTGGCACATCTACCGCATCTACATACTCTATGAGTTTTGGATTAGAGAATAGTTTTGACCAAAGTGGATATGCTATACCACCCGAGAACTTTAAGCCCGCCATAAAGGTTAAATATGTATTAGATAAGATATTTGATACTACCCAATACAAAGTCAATTCCACTTTCTTTGATAGTGAATATTTTAAGAGTATCTATATGGATACTTTCTTAAATGGTAAGGTAGGTATTACTACTGCTTCGGCGGTCACTAACCAAAATATCTTTTTAGCCCAAAGAGAAAAACAAACTACAATAAGGTATAGAAAGAATACTACAATACCTTTTCCATTTTCTACTAATATAGCAGGCTCTTACAATCCACTTGGTAATTTCTATAATGCTGGCTCAATACAAAATCCTACAAATAGTTTTTTTGTGGCTCCGTATGCCGGCACTTATTCCTTTAACTTAAAGTTTGGATTTAAGCCTGCGGAAACTACAATCCTTACAGGAAGCGTTAATTTCTTATGTAAGGTAAATGGTATTACCCAATTTACATCACAGGAGTTTAAGATGTCCCAAGATGGGTTATTGGGTGTAAATGTAAATCTATTCTTTAATTTATCACTTACCAGTAGTGATGAGGTAGAATTGTTTATACAGATGAACGAAGGTATTACCAAGTTTGCTGGTGATTTATTACAGACCAATTTCATTATCCGTGAGTTTGGAATAAATATAGATGCTCCAGAAATACCACCCACTTTTGATTTATACAATTCACCATCTTTAATTGGAGAACAAATTGTAGATATTAAATTAGGTATTCCAAATATAAATTGTTTTGAGTTTTTTAAGAGTATGATTACTATGTTTAATCTTATTATTATCCAAGATGAAACAAGGAAAGAAATACTGATAGAGCCTTACAACTGGTATTTTAATGATGAGGATAGACAGGTAAAAGATTTTACAAATATCTTGGATATTGATAGTCCGTATAAAGTAGAACCATTATCATTTGATTTATCAAAAGAGGTGATATGGACTAATTCTTATACTGATTTTGAGTTCTTAAATAAACAATTTACCGATGCTAATGACTTTGTTTTTGGTAGATACAGATTTACTGCCGAAGGAGATATATTATCTGGCTCCCAAGTTTATGAACTACCTTTTGGTAGTTGTCCTACATCAGGGATTACAGGAGCACCCAATTTCATTATACCAAAGTTTTACTACCTGAATAATGGATTAGAGACAGGATACTCTACAAAACCCCACTTATTCTTTTGGTGTGGTAATAGATACGCATACAAAGATGAGTATAAGCAGGTGCCGGGATATTGGTATTTATTATCAGGCTCTACGGGAATAGCACAATCTACTTATCCCGCAGTATCCCACTTATCTACTTTGGATAGTTTATTACCATCAGTAGTGAGCGACTTAAACTTTCTACCCACCTTTGATTTTTTTGGTAATTCTAATACTCAAATTACTCAATTCACACCTTACAATCTATATGATTTATATTGGAGCGATTACATTACCAATATCTATTCCCGAGAAACAAGGAGAGTATCTGGTAAGTTTTTCATACGCCCAATAGATATTCACAATATAAAATTAAATGATAAAATCTTTATCAAAGATGGTAATTACTCAATAGAAAAAATTACCGATGCCAACCTTGTAAATAAGGTTCTTACTGAAATATCTTTAATAAAAGATGTATCCCCTTATTACAAAGTAATTCCACCATCACCTTTTTACTTTATATCTCCAAATGAAGCATACCCTGGCTTATCACCAGCGTATAACTTTATGGCTTATGTATCTACTAATAGTAGTGAGGTATGTAATGGCACTACACCATCTATTACTCCAATAGTCACTTTTGATGGAGTGGTGGAAAATGGTAGTAGAGTATGGTATGAAATTGGGGGCACTCTATCAGTAATACCACTTGGATATTTTGTAAGAACTACTACCTCCGCAGATACATTTGTAGTGGTAGATAATTATGGAACAATACTCCAATATAATTGTTAAAATAAAATGGCACAGACAATAGCACTTACTCTTACCCTAAATGGTGTGGAGCAAACAATTACCTCCGTTCAGGAATTAGAAAAAGCGATAAAAGATGCGAGAGAAGCACTTGGTAATTTTTCGGGAGAACAAGAGGAATTAAAATCATTTAATAAGCAGATAAATGACGCACAACAATCATTAGATACTTTAAGAAATAAGAAGGGAAAAGATGAAGCGATAAAGAGTATTGGTAATCTCGCCAAGATAGGTAGTGCTGTGACCAGTTCTTTCGCAGCAGCCACGGCAGCAGTATCACTATTCGGTGGTAATACGGAGGCTGTATCCAAAGCAGCAGAGAAAGCCCAACTGGCTCTTACACTCGCTTTATCAGGTAGGGAAATAGCGGAGGGGGCAGTTGCCATAGCCACGGGAGTTGCCAATTTACAAACTGAATTACAGATATTATCTACAAATGCTGCCAACGCAGCCACCAAAAGATTTTACGCAACTTTGGCAGCCAATCCATATACAGCCATAGCCATCGCTATTGGATTAGTAATCGCTGCGGTATATTCACTTATAGATGCCGAAGACGAGGAATTAAAATTACAAAAACAACTTGTAGGAGTAAGACAGGGTGCCGCCAAAGAGCAGAAAGCCCAACTTACAATTCTTACCGATAATGTAAAAACACTCAATTTAGAATTAGATGCCATAGAAGACTTAAAGAAAACTTACCCTGGCTTTAATGCTTTTGTGGATAGAAATAATCAACTCAATTCAGCGGGCATCAATTTCTTAAAAGCCAAGATTGGATTGATGGAACAAGAAGCCATAATCCAAGCAGCACTCGCCATCAAAGCCGAGGCGGAGATTAAATACCAAGAAAGACTTTTAGAAATCAGTAAGCAGAAGCCAGGATTATTTAGTAATAGCGGTGGATTATCATTTGAGGCATTACAAAACGCAGCCCGAGTTGTGGCTCAAAAAGAATTAGAAAAGGCTACAAAAGGTGCTACGGCTGCCATAGCCCAAGCCACCCAAAAGGCAGAACAATATTCAGGTGTAATAAGGCAAGGGAATAAGCTATTACAAAACCAAGTAGATTTAGAGGAAGCCGCTAAACAAGCCAAAGCAGATAGTGCTGATGCTCTAAAAAAACAAACTGATAATTACCTCGCTTTATTAGACGCACAGAATAAAGCCATAGAAGGATATAGTAGATTAAATGATAGTGAAGCGAAGGTCTCGGCAGGTATTGTTGATAGAGCCAAAGAATTAAAAGAGGAGGCTAAAAAATTACTCCAAGAAAGACAATCTTTTTTTAATCAATTAAATAATGAATTGAGTAGTGAAACTGATAAATTACTATTGGCGGTAATACCATCATCGTCTCAATTAGAGGAAATAGAGGATGTTTATACAGGTATATTTGGATTTATTGGTGAGAGAATTAAAGAAGGTCAAACAAAAATAGTAGATGAAAATGGTAAGGCAGTTTCTTTTGGATTAGAGGATATTAAAAAGATATACATAAAGTATTATGAAGAGTTGGCACAGGCTGCGGAAATTGAGGGTGATAAGTTTAAGGCATCACAAATAAGGTCTTTGGTATTAAATCCAAAAGCGATAGAAGCATCATTTGATAAATTGGGTGAGGGAAGCGAACAAGCATTAGTAGAGTATTTCACAAGAATATCAAAGACAGCAGAACTTTTAGGTAAAGGATTTAAGTTTGGTAATTTAATTATCCGCCCTGAAAATATTAAAAATGATATTGAGGTAAGTTTGATTGAGGCTACTGATAAAGCAGTAGAGATATTAAATGACCCAAGAGTATTAAAAGGATTTAAGGATAGTGCTATTACAGAGGAGATACAAAAATTATTTGTATTCCCTAAAAAGACTATTGATGATTTTAAGAATACATTAGACCCAAAAGGCTCATTAGACAAATATAATGAGGCTGTAAAATTATCAACTGAAAACTTGGTAGGTTTTGCCAAAGCACAAGCATTACAGAAAATAGCAAGTGATGATGTCGCTAAAGCCTTAAAGGTAGAAACAGACGCATTAGTAGATTTAGATAAACAATTAGGTATTACCCGTGATGCGTTAGAAAAAGGTGATACAAGATTATCTTTATTATCCCCTGATGATATTACCAAGTATATTGATTTTGTAAAAGATAAATTACAACAAGAGCCAGAATTACTTGGAACATTTTTGGAAAGTATCTATGAAAAAAGAGCGGGTATATTTGAGAGATTAGGAGAAAAAGGTGTATTAGATTTATTCTCGGGTATAGCAGAAAGATTTGATGATTTGGAAGGTAAAAGTGAGGAGGAATTAAATAAACTTATTACCTTCTTGGAAAATGCGGCGGCTGATGTAGAAAGTAAGTTTGGAAAGCCAGCAGCACAATCCTTTATTGATTTGGCTAATAACGCCAAGAAAGCATTATCCTCAATAGGAGACCAAAAGTTTTTAGAAGGATTACAAAAAGGTATTGTAGAGTTTATTTCTACTTTGAGTGATTTGGGTTCTACTTTAAGTGATTTTTATTCATTACAATTAAATAAATTAGAAAATCAAAATACAAGAATACAGAGTAAGATTTTGGGTGATAGTGAAAAGAGTAATCAAAAAAGAATAGAGCAAGAACAATTATACCAAGATGAGAAGGCAGCATTAGAAAAGAAGGCAGCACTCCGTTCATTACAAATATCAAGGGCTACGGCACTTGCTAACGCTGCTGAAAGTATTACAAAGGTGTTCGCTAAAAATGAGCCGATTACTGCGGCTATTTTCGCAGCCATAGTTGCTGCCAATAATTTAGTTCAGGTAGGAATTATCACATCACAGATTAACGAATTGGATAGTTTCCAAAGAGGAGGTATGATTAAAGGACAGGGTGGATTACTTGTAGGTCCTGCTCACGAACAGGGTGGTATTAGATTTGGTGCTATGGGATTAGAATTGGAAGGTGGAGAAAGTGTAATCAATAGACAATCCACTATGAATTACGGAGCGTTATTATCCCAAATAAATCAAAGTGGAGGTGGAAAACCATTAGTAAGTAATAATTTTGATGATAGTAGGATTTTAGAGGCACTCGCTAAACAAAGAAACGAGCCTATAAGAGCGTATGTAGTGGAAAGTGAGATTACAAATAAACAAGGTATTACCAAGAGATTAGAACAATTATCGCAGTTCTAATAAGATATATTTATAGATAATGTTAAAAGTAATAGAATTACAAATTGAGGAGGCTTTAAGTGCCGATACGGGAGTATGGGAAGTCGCATGGGTAGAGTATCCTGCTATTGAGGAGGAATTGATGTATTTTGGAAGACAAAAGTTTTACAGGGCTCCTGTAAGTGTATCCAAAATAGCCTGCCAAGCGATTAAAGAAAATGAGAAAAGGAATAATAAGGCAGCAACCCAAGTGGGGAAAATCAGGGCACAACAATTATGTAAAAGAGAGACAATTTCTTTGGAGACAATAAATCGCATGAAATCATACTTGGAAAGAGCCAAGGTGTATAATACTGATGATTGGGACGATAAAGGCACTATTTCTTGGAAACTATGGGGTGGTAGAGAAGGATTAGAGTGGGTGGATAGTATCTTATCATCTATAAAGAAAAAGGAAAATATGGCAGAGGTAGGTGAAAGAGGTGGTATTAAAGAGAGTGATAAAGCGCCCAAAAGTGATACACCAAATAAAGACCCGAAAGGTGAAGGAACTGCCAAAGGTAAAGCCACAGACACCCGTAGTGCTGTTGTATCAAAAGAGGTGGAGGAAATACTGAAAAATAAAAGTGATGACTTCAACGAGAGATATAAAGATAAATTAGGATACGGAGTAAATGTAGGTATGCTAAAAAGTGTGTATCAAAGGGGAGTAGGAGCATATAATACATCTCACTCACCAGCGGTAAAATCAAGTCAGCAGTGGGCTCTTGCCCGTGTAAATGCCTTCTTATATATTGTAAAAGAAGGAAGACCTGAAAATAAAAAATACACCGGTGATTATGATTTATTACCATCAGGGCACCCAAAGAAAAATGAAAAGTTTGTATATCCAAATGCCGGTGAGAGTAAGGAGGATTATATTAGTAGATGTATTCCTTATGTATTAAATGAAGGAGCAACACAAGAACAGGCTGCGGGTAAATGCTATGGCATGTGGGAAGGTGGAGAGGATTTTGATTATGATATATCAGCATTACCGGCTTATGATAATTACCCTAAATCAGGTGATACAAATGCGATGTTGGTAAAACCATTTTTAGGTGAGGAGGAGGATTGCGGTTGTATGGCTTCCAATAATGAATTAGATGTATTTGGATACAATACCAAGTATTTCTATATCTGCCCTGGTGCTACGGCAACATTTACAGATTTAGTAAATAATTCATCATCTTACCCTGATGATACTTTTGGTATGATTAGGAGTGCTGCGGTAATCGCCGATGCTGTATTTAAGATTGAGAAAGATGTATTGGATAGTGAAATATCTACTGAAGCCCAAGTAAAAGAGGCTACTATGTTAGTAGATGATTTTAAGGACATTATGGTAGAGATTACCAAATTGATTGGAAAAGAATATGATGTATCTTATATGGATAATCATATAAAAACAATTTCATCTTATCTAAATAAAGAACAATTTAATTTAGTAGGATATATTGATGGAGAACCTATATTCTCCACCAAAGAGGAAGCAGAGGATTATGCTGTGAATAAGGGCTGTATTGGTTCTCACGAGCATAAAGATAGTGATGGTAATATATCTTATATGGCTTGTGAAACTCACCCAAGTAATACAGATACAATTATCGCCAAAGATTATGATATTAAATCTATTGGAGGACAAGAAAATATTGATGTGATATTCAGTAGTGATTATAGTGATGATGAAAAAGAAGCATTAGTATTACTGGCTGAATTAGGAGAAATGAATTATGAAGCATTTGAGGCGGTAGTAGGTGAATTGAGAGGAACTACATTAGAAGGTGTAAGAAGGAGAAATCATAATTCCCCTACACCATATTACCTTTACAAGAGAGTATTACAGGGAGAACCTAATAGAGATTTTTGTAATAGTATAGAAGGTAGATATTTCCGTAGATTTGAGATTGATTTACTACAAGGATTAAATACTCAATTCGGGCACAATAGACAGCCCTATTCTAAATGGAACTACAAGGGAGGTCCTAATTGTAATCACGCTTGGTATAGAGTAATAGCACAAGGTAGAGTGGTAAGTGAATTAGGGGCAGAACCAGGATTACCTGGCACCCCACCTATGAATATGCCGAATAATGGATATTATAGTGAGGAGACAAAAAGAAAAAGTGAAATAGCATACATCATATCACAGCAGAATATGAGTAAGATGGATTTTGATTTAGTGGGTGATTTGACCCCACTTGGATATATTCAGGGATTACCTATTTATGATAATATTGATATAGCAACAGATGCCTCATACGCTATTGGGTGTGGAGGGATTTATGAAAGTGTAATGTATGAAGGTAAGCAGGTATTTCAGGCTTGTTCTTACAAAGCACAAAAGAAAGAAAAAGGAGATGCCCTATTCCGTGCGGTATTAGAAAAGAAAATGATTTACACTCCACTTATGCTTCCTAATATTCTAATTCCAAGATTGGACGAAATTACAGGTGAAAGATACTTTGTAAAGTTCACACCAGAAACAATAGAAAAGATACAACAAAAGTTTATGATAGAGCAGAGAATGCGAGATACAAATTATGAACATACCGATATGAAGTTCCAAGATTTAGTAATGGTAGAAAGTTGGATTGTAGATGGTGATAGTGATAAAGCATATTCATTAGGATATACTCCACAACAAATACCAAAAGGAGCCTGGATGGCAGGATATAAAGTATTAGATACTGATGAAGGAAATGAG